TCGGATTCCAGCTCCAGGCGAGCAGCCATGGTGGCCTGCTGATCGGCTGGGTATAGGGCAATCAGCGCTGCCTTGCGTTCGGCGTAAATACTTTCAAAGTCCAGCTGCTCGACAATGGTGGGCTCGGGCAGCTGGGAGAGGTCAATCGGTGTAAAGGTGCTGGCCATTTCAAACTCCACCAAAGGCTAAGGGAACGCGCAGGCTCACGGCCGCATCGCTAACGGTGCTGTAGCCCTCCAGGTCAACAAAGGCCTGGCCGGGCCTGTCGCCCATCGACAAACCAATACGGGTCAGGCGCAGGCGCGGCTCCCAGCGCATCAGGGCCATGACGGCCACGGCCTTGGCTTCCAGCGCGGTAGCATCGTTTAAGGGCTTGTCGATCAGCTCGAAGAGGTCACAGCCGTAGCTTCTACGCATGAGCCGTGAGCCCACCGGCGTGGTAAGGATGTCGCCTACGGATTGTTGCAGGTGCTCGAGGTCGGTCAGGGAGAGGCCCGTGCTGCGGTTCATTTAAGCGGCGCTCCGGTCGTGCCACCGCTGTCGCCGGGGTGCTTGTGCTTGACCAGGCTAATGCCGGCCGCGATAACGTCCTTGGAAACGGTCACCGTGCCGGTCACGTTTTGATTGCCGGTCTGGGTGTAGTCGCCCTGGTGGTTGATCGGGCCGATGATGTTGATGCCACCGGGGCTGGTCAGGTCGGTAATGCCTGCTTCAGGCAGGATCGCCCGCAAGCGGTGCGCGACACTGTCGTATTCGATCACTGCACCGTCTGCATAGGTGCGGCGGTGTAGGCCGGCGCGGTCGGCGTTGGCCGGATACTGCTGGCTGCACAGGCCAGTTAAGGCAATGCCTTGCTCGGTTAGTCCGGAGGGGCTGAACAGGACGACCTGCTCACCTACCGTGGGCGGATCCCAGGTCCTATCGGCCCCGGCGCGCAGAGCGAACCAGGGCAGCCAGCCGGTCAGCAGCTCGCCACTCTGGACGCGCAGGCGTGGAGGTCGGTTGTTTTCGAGACTGCCATAGTCCACCTCGGCAACGGTTCCAAGGCGGATCAGGTTCTCGATCAGGCGGGAAAGGGCGGCGTATTCATTCATGCCGCCAAGGATGCGAGGGGCGAGCGAGGCGTGCAGCTAGCGGAGGTTGTAGAAAGCGGTTTTACAAGACAAGGTGATCGAGCAAAGCGCCGCGTATGATCTCCAGATCATCTTCAGATAAACCCAGCAACTCACGGCGCGCATAGCGAACATCAGGCGCGCCTCGCTCGGCCCGATCCTTCAAGCCGTACTGGTGTACCCTGGCGATCCGGGCGACCCGGCCAGTAAAGCCGACCGTCACGGCCTGCTCGCTGCCTTGAGCTTTGAGGTAGCGGGCCATTTTCAGCTTTTGGAACATCTTGGTCTTGATCCGGCCTTTCTTATCACGCAGCTTGCGGGGCTTTCGCTTTGCATAGGCCGAGCCGTCCGGGTTCTTTTGCGCGGTGATGCGCTTGGTTTGGTTTTTGCGGATCTCGCGCGCCGCCTCCCTGGCCAGTTTGGTCCGCTCCTGCGGCTCGAGCTTGGCCAGCAACGGATTAAGCCAGGTTTTCAGTGCGGCCAGGTCATCACTCATGGCTGGCTGCTCCGCTTGGGCATGGGTGTTTCCAGAGCCAGGGTTTCACTGCCATCCGGTGTCTGCCATTCAACCAAGAGTTCACCGCCGGCATACACCTGGTAAGTACCGGCCGCCTCGGCCTCGGTGTACTGCGGCTCGCCGGCATGGGTGAGCGAATAGGAGCCGTTATCCTGCTTTTTCACAATGACCCGCTCGGTCAAGGGCAGGGTGATCGCCATATCCACTTTGCTATGGTCCAGAATATCCACCTCGAACTGGATGCCCTCGGCTGACTTGTCCAGATTAACCAGCAGCTCCGACTGATTGGTCCGAACCCAAGCCAGCAGCGGCAACATGACGGCATCCGGATGGCCGGCAAAATCGGTCAGGATGATCTGCAGGTTATAGCCGTACTCAAATGACAGGCTTTTAGCAGCGGTGCAGCGCACCTTGCCCTGGTCGATAAAGATCAGCAGCCGGTCGGGGTTGTGCCTGAGTTCGGGCACGGCGGCCATCAGGTGAGCGCGCAGGCTTTCCGGCTTATTCATGCTGGCTTTCCTGGTGATCAACGATCATGTCGACCTTGGCCGCGCAGACAGCCCAGTCGTGCTCGATAGTGTCCATGTCTTCGAGCAGCTCGCCGTTACGGCTGGGGCTGGTCTGGGACAGGGTGCAACGGGTCACTACCGGACAACCACTGACGATAAGCTGCGGCGCCGGTGAGGGCGGGACGCTGCCGCAGCTGGCGAGCAGCATCAGGCAGCTGAGCAGCAGCCCAGTCTTTAAACGCTTGGTTTTCATCTTCCAGTTCCTTGAGTCGGGCCTTGCGTACATCGATCTCGCGGCGCAGGTCGGCCTGGACGGTTTGCAGCTGCCGCTGGGCGTCTCGCTCGCCCTGCAGCGTATGGGTAAGGGTGTCGATGGTCTGTTGCCGGCTCAGGCTGTCCTGCTCGGCCTGGGTGGCTCGGTTCTCGGCACTGGCCTGGGCGGCCTCGGCCGTCTCCAGGCGCAGGTGCTGGATCCAGAGAAATCCAGTCACGGCAACGAGCAGGGCCAGGCCATAGCCGAGTTGTTTGAGCATGCTCATAATGCGTTACAGCCCAGCCCCAGATAGACATCCAAAAGATCGAGGGCAACCTGCAGCCCTGTCAAACCAAGGTTAAGCCATAGTAATTTGACCAAAATCCGGGCGTATCGAGCGCTGATAAAGATGGAGATCTTCATGCGTGCGCCCACCCTAACCAGGAAGAATCCGCGTGCTCGGTAGAAAGCATCGCGCGGTCGAGCTGCTCCAGCTCACCCAGGACGATCAGGCATCTGATACCGGGCAGGGCCAGGTGCAAGGCCTCGGCAAACTCATTGGCCGTATCGAACGGTGTGTCTGCCGAAAACACAAGCACATCGCCATCCTGCGGCCGTAGCCGGCGGATCTGGTTGACGTCGATCATGCGGCCTCCTTGGCCAGATCCTCAGCAGCGTGCCGCTCATAGGCGCGGGAGAGCTTGATGTCGTAGAGGTTTCGCTTGTAAGCCGGGCCGTTGTACAGCTCGGCCACCCTGGCCCATTTGCGCGCCTTGAGCGCGTTATGCAGGGCGGTGTCGGCCAGGATGAAGCGCACAAAGGCCTCGAGCTGTTGCCCTTCGCTTTCGCTCATCCCAGCCACAAATGCCTGCACCGATTCATAGCTCAGGCGCTGCCAGTGATAGCCCATGATCTGAAACGCGCCCCAGGAGGCGGACTCCAGCGCAGCGGTCTCATCGATCTGCCGGGCCAGGGCCAGGCGCTGCCATTCAGCGGTGCCGCCGGAGTAGCCGCCGGCCGTTGCGTTGACCAGGTTGGGATACTGAGCCTCGAGCCTTTCGATATCATGCCCAGCCGCCTCGAGGCGCTCGCGGAAGACGTGTCGTTCAAATAAGATTTTGGCCTTGCCGTTAGGCAGGAAACCCTGGCCCTGGCTTTCCACTTCGTTGATGGCATAGACGCTGGCCAGCGATACCTCAAGTTGACCTGCCGCTGCTACCAGATCGCTGTGCTGCAGGTGCTTGTCATCGTTGATCCCGAGCAGACGCGCCTGGGTCTTAGAGCCGGCGATGCCGTCAGCCACCAGACCCACTTTGGCCTGATAGGCTTTTACTGCCTTTTCGGTGGCGTCGCCGTAGAGGCCATCCAGGCGCAGCTGCGCGCCGTTCTTGTTCAGCAGGTTTTGAAGGTCGGTAACGGGCTGGCCTTTGTCGCCGTGTTTTAAGGTGGCGGTCATTGCACGTCCTCCACCTTTTTGCTCAGGTAGCGGTCAGCCAGACGGCGGACGCCTTCCACGCCCAGTAGGCCGATAACACCGCCAAAAAAGGGGGCAGCGCTCTGGGCAATGCCAAAGAAGTCCAGGCCAGAGCTGGTGGCCAGGCTAATGGCTCCGCACAACGGGGCCTCCAGCAGGACCTGGCGAAAGCTTCCGCCACCGTAGAGGACACGCAGAGCGGCAACCGAGCAGCCCAGAAGGCCTGCATAGATCGTGCTCCACTCTGCTTGCAGCCGGGCGATCAGCCAGGCGTAGATATCGAAATTCTCGGGAGGCATGGTGGGCTTCTCGTTGTTCATGGTGATCAATCCCAGAGGTTCACCTGCTGCGCCTCTTGGGCTTCAGCGGCTGTGGTGGATACGTCTGGCAGGGTGACGGGGTGCCCGATCGGCAAGACAGGCCCTAACTCGGCGAGGCCCGGATTGGCCTCCAGGACCTGCTCGGTGACGCCGGCGGTTGCGCCGTAGTGCCTCCAGCAGAGCCGGTCGAGGGTGTCGTTTTGCTGCGCACGGACAGTGGTGGCCATCAGATAAGCTCCACTGTGCTGCGGCCCAGGCCGAGCAGGTCGCGGATGGCCCAGCGGGCATCGCGGCGGTACTCATCAATGCTGGGGGTGAGTTCGTCAGCGTTCTGGCTTCCTGCCTTGGTGGTGTCATAGCTGCGGTAACGTTCATAGAGTTCCGAGCAGGCCAGGCACGACACGGCGCGGTTGTAGAGCTGCAGCAGGAGGCTGACTCCGTTGAGTTGATCCGATGGGACCTCAGCCAGCGAGGTATAACCGAGCACGGTATTACGCGCCTTGAACGCGACCAGGTCGCGGTTGGCAGAAATCATTGCGCCGGTAATAGCCACCTGCAGACGGGTATCGGTGACGCTTGAGTCGATCCGCTGGGCTGCCCGCAGCTGGCCGGCATCGATGTCAGGCCACCAGCCGTCATTGATCACGGTGAGTTCGGAGGCCTGGGCTACTGCTATAAAACCGCTCATGGTGCCGCCTTAGAAAGAGATCGCCGGTGGTCGGCGCTTCACGAAACAAGGCCAGGCCTTTTCGATCCGCGCCGAGCCGGCGGGGTGCGTGGGACGCTCTGTTAACCGGCAGTGCCGGTGTGTTTCTTCTGGAGGCGCTCGGCGCGCTCCAGCTCCT